TGTTTTTATAGGGCATCAGTTACTCCCGTTGTGGGCGCATTCGGTTACAGGACAATGGCGCTTGCATAGTCCAGAGGGGCGGGGGTTCCACACATCTGCTTCAAACGCCTTCTCCATTGTAGCATAGTTTGAAGCCCATTTCTTCCAAAGATTAGCCCTATCTGCAACTTCATACGTTTCTTTTACGAGCTTGTTTGCCACCACGAACAGTAGCCCTGCACGTATGCTTGTTATCTTGGGGTAGTGCGCAAAGATCGCCAACGCCATCAACTCTAGCTGCCCTTTGTCTGCGTACTTTGCAGACTTGCCAGTTTTGTAGTCGATGATCCAACCGATGCCGCTGTCCTCGTCAAGGATGGCAAGGTCCACGATGCCACGAAACCATACGTTCCTAGCGCCAAAGCTGCACGGTTCTAAGTTAGCCGTTACTCCTAACCGCTGCTCGCATATCTTTACACCCTTACGTTGGTTCAACTTATCCAACGCATCTTTGATATACATAAACCTCTCGGGGAGCGGCTCGCCTTTGCCGATATAATCTTCGCAGGCTTTATGGAATTGATTGCCGTAGATCATAGCGTCCGTCTGTATGAACGGATACTGCTTCAGCACCTTCTCATGGTAGAACTGCTTGGGACATTGCTCGAATGCTTTGATCCGACTAAATGACCACGGCGCTGCTTTACTCATTGTATGTCTCGTTGTGTTCGGTTTCGTATTTACTGTACTCAAGCCCAAATAAAGCATTAAGTCCCGGCAATAATTCTTTAAGTGACTGCTCACGATCCAATTTCGGAGGAGCAAAAGCAGTTATACGGCGAGCGTTTCTTGCAGACATGCCGTACAAACCCGCCAACTCTACGTGAGTAGCACCTTCGGAGTATAACCAACGCATTCGATTGTTACGTTTAAAAAGGCTTTCACGCTCTTTATACTCGGCCATTATTCACATTCCCCATACGATTTACCTGTGCCGCTCTCGCAGTCTATAGGTAGGCCTGCGGCCCAATCTGGTGTCTTGCGCATACATTCTTCTACATACGCTTGCGCTTCGGGAACTTCTTCATCCTTCACACAGCAAACAATCGAGTCATGTACGGTAAGGACAACTTTATATCTTTCGGATATACTTAGCAACTGCTCGCCAATTATACAACGAGCTATGGCTTGGCACACGTTCTCCACCACCTTACCGCCGTAAATTCTGTTTCGGCCCCGCCGTACTTTGTATCTGTATTCGCGTGACCCTTCTTCGGTCATTTCATACTTCAAGTCCTCGTAGTGTATGCAAAGACCCGATGGCAACTGGATGGCGTTCTCTTTTGGTAGAACTTTTAGAACGCCCCTACGTCCAAATCGAACTGGACCGTTATGCGTCATTTGCTCCAATGCAAACTGCGCGTCCTTCCACAGCCTATCTATGCTGTGATTGATACTACGGTAGATACTTATGATCCGCTTGGCTTCTTCGACGGGTATTTCAAAGCCAAAGTTTTTTAGCTGAGCTTGGAACTTTATGCCGCCCATGCCGTACCCTGCACCAAGAATAGTAGTCTTGCCTACAAAGCGTTGGTCTTTCGTAACGGTCTCTTCTTCGCAGCCGTATATACGCGCAGCCATTTTTATGTACACATCTTCGCCGTTAGCGAACTGGCTAACTAAATCGTTTTGCTCTGCAAGCCATGCTAAAACTCTAGCTTCGATCTGCGCGCTGTCTGCGTCTATGAGCGTATAGCCTTCGGGAGCTATAATACTGCTCTTGAGTTTCTTCGCATTCGGTCCTCGGCTCGGCAGGTTTTGCAGGTTGATCTTATCCTGTCCACCCCACCGCCCTGTGTGCGCTGCGTAATATCTAATCGGAACCGGGAGAAGTCCACGTTTGCCAATGGATATAAACCTCTCGGTACGTGTTTCTTCCAAGGTACTTTTAGTACCCAAACGTGCGGAGACCAACGACTGCACCCTATCATTCTCATGCTCTTGCAATGCTTTGAACGCCTCGTCAGACTTAGCAAATGCAAAAGTCTCTTTGCCTGTCGTCGGGCTGATCTTCTTCGGCGGCTCAACGCCAAGACTTATAAGAAGCTCCGCGAACTTGTTGTTCGACATCAGATCTTTCTTATCGGTTATATTCGCATCGCGTAGCAGCTTGTCCTTACGCTCGCGTATTTCTTCGAGATGTTGCTCCAGCAAGAACAAATCTAAATCAAGCGTAGGCTCAATAAACATACGCAACGTGCGATCTATCAACTGTATCTCTTGCCGTGGGAACTGGTTTCCAACAACTCCGCTGAACATCAGCTTAAAAATTTCGTATGTCAGGTCCACATCGTTGCGGGAATACTCTGCATACTTCGCAATTTCTTCTTCGGTAAAATCAGTTAGCCGCTTGGCTAACGCACGGGTAACTTCATCACCCTTGGCCCCAACGCCGTAGCGTTCAGCCACAGCCTTTAGGCTCACACTCTTTTCCGTGCCATGTAACGCACGGGCCATGCACATTGTATCAAGCCACAGCTTCGGCTTCACACCAAATCGCCACCCTAGTATCGCCCCATCAAACGCGGTGTTATGGCAAAGTATAGCGCAGGACGAGAGGTCTACGTGTGATAAGAAACGTGTAGTGAGTTCCTCACCTTGTAGCCAACGTGTTGGCTTATCATTCTTTTTTACAGCTAACCCAATAATCTCAAATCTATCGTCGCGGATATATTCTTCAGTCGTCATCTTCGACAGGCTGTACTCCTTGTCGTAGTACGTCTCGAAATCCAACGTCACTATGTCCATCTTCGTCATCCTCCCACGGGGCTTTGGGTAGCGTTACTTTTCTTTCGTTGAAGCGAAAGCAAAGATTGGGGCGGTAAGGCCCCACCCCAATCTTTTCTTCTTTAGGTTTTTTAGGCCTACGCACGTAAGGCACTGGCAATCTCTCCCCCGCAAGCCATGTACCCCGCACCATCAACCCAATTATCTTGAGACTTTGGGTTAGACTTTATTCGCGCAGCCTTGAGCAGGTTCATCATAACCGCAACATCTGTCGGGGTTATTTGCGCGTCCAGATGCACAGACCAGTATCGTGCAATGGTGTTGAAGTTAGTCTCCATGTCACCATGCTCCGCAGCACGATCCTTCGTCACGTAGTCTTTAGCCGTGTCGAGAACGTCGGAACGTGTCACGGTTAGATTTACTTCTTCCAACACCTCTTTCGGTGTGCCGATCTTTTTCTTGAGCAGATTTACATACGATGGCGAGCAGCCACACGCTTTAGCAACTTTTGCATTAGAGGCCTTTGGGTGCTTCACAAGATACGCCCAAACTTTTTCTGCTTTTTTGCCGAGTACCCACTTTTTCTTTATTTGCGCATTTATACTCATAGTCATTCTCCTTTAAAACGGTGGCTCTTCGCCACTTTTCTTTGGTTTCCAAATAACATCTACGCCGAACATGGCATAGATGAACTCTTCAAGGGTGCGACCGTACAAGCCGCACCCCCGATCCGTATCACTCGTAGTCAAGTGCAAACCACTCGTCGTCGAGCGCCCACAAAACGTAAGACGCTTTTGTTTGCGTACCCTTACGTTCTATCTTTGCTTCCCATATCTCACCCGCAGTGTGCATACGCTGTAACGCAAGCTGAACTGCTGCGGTGTCAGAAGTTAGCTTACTGGCTAACTCCCCAACCCTATGCGGGTATGAATGTTCTTCGTCACGCATAAGAGCCGTAATGCGGTCCTCTAGCGTAGCTTGCTGCACCCTCGGTGAAGGTGTTTCATCAAACGGATCTAGTCCGTCTAGCACCGCAACCTTACCCACTACCTTATAGGGAGTGTTTGTCTTGTGGTTGTTTTGGTTAGGGGCCACCCGCGCTGTAAAGAAATCGCCTTCTTGCAGGTTATTGTTTTCAATATAATTCCTGCCGACAAAGCAGCTTTCACCATCGGTGGTGACAGAAAACCCTGCGCCCCCTGCGTTATGTGGGATACGCTCCATAATCATAGCGACTTCTTTTATTTCGCCAAAAAGTTTTTTTAATTGTTCTTGTGTGATATCCATGACGGCTATCTATTCTCCATTTTGAATTTTTGTTATTTCAGCCTGCAATAGGCCAAGATTATCCTCGTTAATAATCAGAGCTACACCTCCTGCTGTGTCTATATCGTCCAAGTTTTTCTGTTGCAGCGGGGTCGGCTTGTTCTTCCCCGCCTTACATTCGATGCCAAGGAAGTAACCCTCCAGACATGCCACTACATCAGGCACACCACTGCGCCCGTATCCACCCGTCACAGGGTAGAAGTAATACGCACCCGCATCTTTCAGAATGCGTACTACCTTCTTCTTTACCTTCGCTTCCGGTGTCATATCTTCACCCCTGCGTTACGAAGGTTCTTCACGTAAGTATCCAACTCCTCACGAGCTGCAAAGAGTTCTTGCTTTACACGGGGCCTCGCATCATCGCGCCACTGCTCCTCTTGCAGGTTGTCCACCTGCCGTTTGAGCCAACGCAACTGCGCTTGTTGGAACATGGTTAATTCAGCGTCACCCATTTACAACTCCTTCTAAAGGGCGCGTACACTTCAAGGGAATTTTATGGCATACAGAAAACGCCAACATTTCCAACTTGTCTCTACTGACAGGGTTAGCCTCATGGCTAACGTAGAAAACATGACGGTCTTTGCGAAAGCCTACGCCTTCGATTACGTGCCCGTAGTCATCTTCCCCCATCATCATAAGCACCGCTAGTTTTCCCTGTATCCAATCTGGCAAATCGCTTACATACTTACCAAAGTTTTCTATCTCGTAACACTCTGTGCCTAAACACGTTACATCAACAGCAAACGATGAAGGTTGTATGTAAATGCGATATACCGTCTCGTCAAGGGGGGTGTCAAGATTTATAATTTTAGGATTGAACGACATAGAACAGTCTCCCTGTGAGCGCATGAAAGCCTACATTCGGAACAAACGTACCCTGCTCGACCATTTGCAGTGTGAACACCTTACGTTTAAGTTCCTCGTCTAGCTGATCCACATCGCACCCGTAATGATTGCTTGGGTCTGGTTGCCAACTCCATTCCTTACCATCCATGTTAGTGTACACGTTGGCCGACTGCGTACCACGTGGCGAGATGTTGATATACACGACATCAAACATACTCTCACCGGAGGACGTGTCCTCTCCACTGTAGTTAAGGAACGTTTTGACTTGTTCACCAAAGTTTGCATCAAGCCATGTATGCCCCATGTTCACAAGGTTTTTAAGCTCTCGTTCCAAGGGCGAGCTTTTACCACGCCCTAGCCCATCGGTAACATCGTTAGCCAACTGTCTAACCTTCCGCGAACTATTGTCGTCTATATCTCGCATCTGCCTACGCAGGTTTCTAAGCTCTCGTTCCACAGCTACGTGGCACGGTATGGTGCGCAGGTGGCGGGTAGCGTTGGATAGGCCCTTCTCGAAATGTTTGGCAAACGCCATGTAATGCTGCGCGTTGTAGTCATTGTATCTACAGTTTTCGATGTTGCGACTGTGAACAATATACGCAGCATTCCCGTTGGCTTTATCAGTGAAGTCACCGTAACCCACAAAACCTAGCGCATAAATCTCGTTCTCACGATAGATCCAAGCACTGTCCCTTCGTTTGTGGCTCCACTTTGCTTTTAGTGCAGAGGCCACGGCGTCTGCGAACCTAGCTACCTCGGGCTTCACGTAGCTATTGTTCTCTGTCTGTTGCATCGCTTCTGACGTTAAGTAAGGGTTGTATCCCATAGTCATTCTCCATTTTTATATTATGATTTGAAACCAAGGTTTTTGTTTACCCAGTTATTGTATTTGTTTCGTATTGCTGACAGATCCTCCTTCGTCTCTACCTGTTGCACTTTGTAAGTGGTGTTCTGCCACCACCCCTCACCCGTGGTTTCCGCGAACTCTACAAACATATGCAGGCGCAGCGGGTGTTCGGGGTCGGTAATGATACCCCTACAATTCTCCACGTTGTAGGCATCTCTGGATCGTATGTACCCCGTACCCTTTGTTTCCGAATAATATTCATACGCCTCGGTGCGCATCTTTCGGATGTAGTCGTTATCCGTAAGCGGCAGCATGTTTGCGATTGTCATGCCCCACTCAAAGAACTCTCTCAGCGGCTCCTTGAACTTGGCTTTCAATGCCTTGTTGACACGCGGTGGTATCGGCAGATCCTCGCCTGTTTCTGGATCACGCAGCCACTTCCCGTCAGGAGTTAGCTTGAAGGCTAACGCCGTTTTGTCTTTGTGTGTGGTCCACTTTTTCCAATGGGGGTTTACACCTTTTGGCACGGTTTTGCCTTTGGCTAGGAAATGTCTATCGTTATCCCCGTAATTACTGGTCAGATTTATATACTGCTTCCCGTTGTACACTAGGAAGTACATACCTCTCGGTCGGTGACGTTCTAGGAACGAATACCTACTGACATGGTTCCACGGCCCTGTGCCGTTGCGTATCTTAACGCTTGTGGTTCCGTCACGATGCTTGCGCCACACGACAGCAGCGTAAAATTCAGTATCCGCTTTGGTAGGGGTTCTGTCGGTGCCCCACGTTTTGAACACGGGGTCGCCAAAGCAATACCCGTCAAGAAACGCATAGCAGTAATCGCTGATCTTAACGATACGCTCCCACTTACGCTTGCGATCTCCGATAGGTCGAACATCATCTGCTTTGCTGTGGCATTTCGATATCAAAGGTTTGATAGCATTGTAGTGATGCTCCACCTCTGCAAAAGTTTGGAAGGCTGAGTATGTAAGTGCCATTAGTTATTCTCCTGTGTTGGCCGTGCTTTCGGCCTGATTATATTTGAGACGGTCTCCGATACTTCGCAGAACATCATTATGTTATTGCCGTACAAGTCGTACAACTCGTCGTACAATGGTGCTGCAATATCGTTCTGCAACACCGCTTGACAGTCGGCTTCGGTTTCAAACCACACCACCGCTTCAAGCTCTTTGCCCTGCAACTCGTAGTGCAAGACCAAAACTGTAAAAAATTCAACCATCATAATCCCTTTCGATTTCGCCAAGCCCATCGCAGTTACGACAATCACGCTCATACTCCTCTATGTAACCGTATGGATTATCGTTACTCATCATCACGTTGCGTTCAGCGATTTCTTTACCCACGCCTTTACATTCGGGGCAGCGGATAAACGGGTTGTCCACAAAAATATTATCAGTCATTTTTCATTGCCGCCTTTTTTTCTGTAACCTCATACTGTTTATGAATTTGGCCTTCGATTTTGCCCAAGCGTATGAGCTGTTTACGTGTCAGCAGATGTTTTTCACCATCCTCGCGTTCTAAATACGCAAAGGATATCTTACGTTCATCCCCTGCGATAAACTCCCGTAACCCACCTTGGCGTTTAGTGAGGCACTTGAGGCTGCACTTTTGCCCATCGGCAAACGCATTAGGCCATACAGCTTGCATTGCCATAGCGCCGTTTAACTCTTTTAATAATTCATTCTTACGCTCTTCCAATGCATTAAGATTTTTCACTAGCCTCAGTATGTGTTCGCTGTGATCTCCTTCAAACCAATCCAATAATATTTTAGCCATCACATATCCTCCGATTTGATGTGAATTGTTTTGCCGTTGGTCGGACGCGCACTCGCATTGTCCAACACGCACCACAGGGTCGGATGATGCCAGTTGCCCCAGCCTCCGAACAGATACCCATCGGTCAGCAACACGATAGCTTGCGGGTCGAGCTTATGCTCTGTGATGTAGTTAGCCACACAGCTAACATCCGTGCCGCCACCGCCTTTGGGCTGTGTGGTGTGTATCATGTTGTCCAACTCGTACTGCTCGTACACTTCAGCACGACAGATCGCTGTGTCCCAATACAAGATGCGAACCCGCTCGGGGCGTAGCATATCGCAGATGGATTTCGTCTCGGTCATAAACGCAGGCAACACTCCCGGCGCGAATGTCGAGCCTGACGTGTCGATGCCAAGTATCAACTCGCCAATGGTCTCGCTGAACGTCGATGGCAGATACACGTTTTGTGCAATGAACCTACGCTTGGGCTTGCGCCACGTCGAATTGTCGTTACCCGCACAGGTAGCCATGAAGAACTCGCGGAACGGTTCTCTCCAATCGACCTTGGGCTGCAACAACTCCTCCATGTCACGACTGCCACCGCTTCCGGTTTTGCCTGCCACGATATTGCCTTGACGGATTGCCTCGTCGATCTCACGCTCTAGCTCGCGCTTCTCCTCCTCGGTCATCTCCTTGGCACCTTCCCAATCGTGATCGTCAAACGGCTTACCATCACCATCGTCGCCACCATCGCCACCGCCGCCTTCACCGTCACCACTTTCACCGCCTTCGCGTTCTTTGCGCTTCTCGTAGATGTCGTTAAAGATTTTAGCTGTGCCCCAACCACGATAGGCCTCGTTGAGACAGCCGCCTTCGATCCACTCTACGAAGTCTCCAAACTCGTCGAGTATCTTGATGTTGATTTCATAGTCCATCGCACGGTTGGCTGTGCCAGAACACTTCTTCCAGAGATGCCGCCACGTAATCAAGTGACGATACATCTTGTGATACATCTCATGCAGAATGAGAAAGCGTAGCTGCTTGTCGTTCAGGCCACGTACAAACTCACGTCCATACCACTCGTCACGTCCATCGGTACATGCCGTGCGTGTCTTGTCACATACAACACGCTTGCCCAACATAACCAACCCACCAAGGGCAGGTCGTTTGTGCATGATTTGAACAGCGGATTTTTCGATCCGCTGCTCCTCGGTTAGCTTACCGCCTAACTGTAACATTCTTATCCTCCTTTTGCTTGCGCTTCATGCTTGCCGCAGCACGGCGGGTTGCACGGTTTACTGTTTCTGGGTTCCCTAAAATTTCTTCCAGAGATGATGGGTCTATTTCTTCGACACGCCTTTCACCCGCTAATTTCTTTTTATTTCCATTTTTTCCTCTTTTCCCTTTAAGCATCTGCTATTCTCCTTATTGATCTGCTGAAAACATATGCGAGTTATCCGCTGCCCACTGCGTGAACTTGCGGTTCTGCATGACCATCGCCTGCTTGCTGTATCTTGGCGCACGGACACCATTGGCAAACATACCTTGCGCCTCGGCATCTAGCCGCGCCATGTAGTCCATCCAAGAGTTGAGCCAGTCTTGCTCGATAGCTGCCAATGTCCGATAGACCACCATACAGATACCTGCCGCTGTGGTCGGAACCTTGGCGTTTTTGGGATCGGACTTGATCGACTCCAAGCTAGGTAGCTGATCGGCTAACTTGAGGTGAGCCATCAGATCCATGCCGCCACGCATACCAATCGTACCAATGAGCAACGCGGTCAGAGACTTGTCGTTGAGCTTGTCGCGCATCTTCATGTAGTTTGACGCCTTGTGCAGAGACCTCGCTGTGCAGAACGATCGACGCCCATTGGCTTTGGGGTGGTTGATGTAGACGTTATCTTCGGGATCTTTCACATCGTCAGACGATGCCAAAACTTGCGGGTTGTCCTTGACCCATGCAAGCGTGACGTGATCTAGCTTGTTGTTGATGCCCCATTCGATCCACTCTATCGCATTCGGCTTGCGCATCCGCACGAATGTCACGCGGTTGCAAGTGTGCGGTAGGAACGTGTCGCCCACATTCTCGAACCCAAGGTTAGTCGTCGCAAAGACAACGCTCTCTGGGTGTAGCTCGTGCATACCGATCATTCGCTCTTGGAACAAACGATTGAGCGGGTTCTGGATAGCGCGGTTCTTGCCCGCCTCGTCGATCATAATAATGAGCGGCGTATCCTTGAGGTGCATACCAAGCTCTTCGTTAGTCGCAAAGCTAACATAGTCGTTGCCTTCCAAATCCTTGAACTTTGGCAACATCAGGTCGCCTGCATCGGCCTTGGTCGTGCAGTCGAAATAGATCGCCTTGTGATCAGGCAGATCCTCGTCCAACACCTTGAGGATTGATGACTTGCCGCTGCCCATCTCGCCCTCGACGATGATGGTTGTCTTGTCCTCTGGTGGCAGAGGAACTTGAACTGCAATGGCGTTAGCGATTTCTTCGATGCTCAGTGCATACATTGTATTAGCTGACATAGTTATTCTCCTAATTGATCTCGTGGTCTTGCCACGAAAAGTTGCTGGGTGTCTCAGCACCCTTTGAACCGAGGACAACAGTATCGTTGTCCCCGATATCCCCATACATTCTGTGGTCGTGCCACATATGTATAAAGTCTGGTTTACCCCACACACGGATCGCAGAGTTATATTCTGCGTCCGTGCGGAAGCCTACGAAATGTATGTGATTGGTCGATCCCATCATATATCCAATGTTGGCAGCGCAGCGATGGCTGCATCTACTTCGGCTTTTGTCTGCTTGCGCAGCGACTCGTCGTCACGCAGCGCAGCGGGTGTGACTCCAAGCATCGCATCTTCCAGACGCTCTGCCATAGCAGTCATGTGAGGTGAGTTAGCCACGTTGCTAACTTTGAGCAGCCCGATCATCTCAGTCACGTTGGACACAAGCGTATCACGGAATGTTTTGGCTCCGACCTTGCGGCGCTTGGTACGCCCCGCATCGTCCACATATTCTACGATATCGGTCTCGTAGTCGAGGCGCTCCGACATGTTAGACAGCGCATCATAGGTACGCTTCCATATGTCACCCATCGCGGTCTCGAACTGCGTGGTGTAGAACTTCTCGTATTTGTTAGCCAACTGGCTAAGTCCCTCGTTGGCGATGTCCAAGCGGAAGTCACCAGAGGTAGGCAGCGGCATCTCATCGAGCGTGAATGAGAACTTGCGTGACAACTTCTCTAGGCTTGGATAGTCGTCAGGATTTGCAAGATCACCCAAGAACAAATGCGCATCCTCGACCGCCTGCTCGTAGTTATCCAAGAACTCTTGAACCAACTCGTAAAACTTGTTCTGCATACCCGTCATCACCTCGGTGTATTTGAAATACTGCGTGGTCGGGCATAGCTGCCAACCCGTCTTACCCCAAGGCATCGTCATGCGTGTGTGCATATCACGCGCCGCAGATACATGCGTCTGTATTGCTTTTAGGTACTCGTTGTTACCCAATAGCTTTTTGTTGACGTTAGCCACACCGCGCTCAGCGGCGTTAGCGTCCGATACTTCGGCAGACGCTTTGCGATCCAACTTGCGGCCTGCCCAGTTTGATATGGACATACTGACCAACAGCGCGGCGGATGAAATCGAAACAATGTCATCTGCGTTGGGAGTGTTAGCTGTGTGGCTAACTCCATCAATTTCTTTCATCATGTTCATAGTTATTCTCCAACATATTTATTGAGACCTTTGAGGTCGTTGCGGTTTGTCACAAGGGTAGCCCCTTGCTTGTGCGCGATAGGTGCGATGCACCAACCTGCGCGTTCTTCACGGGCGCGGAAGTCTCCGCAGTCCATGCAGTAATTATACCCGATGTTGTAACGCTCGGGGTGTAGCGTGTCCTCGCCGCATGAGCGACAGGTCAGCATCTGAATACCATCTATTGTAAATGCACTTACCCTCGCCATCACTCGTCACCCCAACGCTTGCAGGCGTGAATGTCACGCTTGTTGACTGCGCGATAGGAAGGCGCGGGGTCGTAGCTTGCAGGCATACGCTCGACAAGAGCGCGAGCTTTGGTTGGCATGACGCGCACCCCAAAGCCGTGGGTTTGGAAAAGATATTCTTCGATGGCTTGTGCCTCGTCGTATGTTAGGCCGTTGGTTTGGCCGGTGGTCAGAGTGTTAGCTGACCGGCTAACTGTTTCGGTGTTGTAAGACATGAGTGATCCTCGTTGCAAAAGTGAACGTACCACAAATATAGCATATATAAGTAAACGTGTCAATACTTATCTTGTTGTGAGTAAATGTATTTTAATCAGTAATGTTCCGTTACTAGGTGAGTAACTGTGTGTAGATGTGAGTAGCGTGGTATGTGGGGTCGGGGTTAGCTGATGGGCTAACTTATTGAAAACAAAGTAATGTTCCTAATGTTCCGTAGTGAAATGGGTAATGTTCCGTTGTAAGTCTTTGTTATTAAAGCAATGTTCCAATGTTCCGCGATTTTAGGGTACTACAGGGGTATAATGATGTTGTATGGAATATGCTGCATAAGGGGAGGGAAGGGTCACATGGAAGTGTAGTAATATTTAACGGAACATTTGGAACATTAGGAACATTGCTTTAAAATCAATGGGTTAATTGTTCCATTCTTAAAAACCATTTTGGAACATTGGGAACATTACTTTGTTTTCAATGACTTATGCAAATCGCTCACCGCTCACCGCTCATAAAATAACTGGCATCGCCCAGATAGCGTTAGCCGTGCAGCTAACTGCAACAACTGCTCAAAGAAATTCGCCGGCGAATTACACGTACAACATCACGTGGCGACAGCTCGCTCTGTATCGCTCACCGCTCACCGCTAATACGCAGAACTGGCATCAAATAACTGGCATCAAATAACTGGTGTCGCGGGGCACAAAAAAAGCCCCGACCGTTTCCGGTCGAGGCGTAGGATTATAAATCGAGCGCATCCACAACATCGTGCGGATCGCCTTGATGCCAATGCAGCTCAGCAGATATTGCTTCGTCATCGACGCGCATTGCGTTTTCTACTTGTGCAAGCGCAAGCTTTAATTCGTGCCGTATGGCATGAAGATTTTTTGTCTGTTCGTGTATTGTGGCCGCAGCAGCCTCGGCATCCAGCAACATATCGGCCAGTGATTCATTCTTATAATTCATATCATTTTCTTTCTTGTTAGTGTTGGTGGTGTTAGCCGATCAGGCTAACACCGTGAGGCTTACTTGAGTTTTGCCATCATTTCATTGAACGCTTCGATATATTCAGCAGGAATCGAATCGTCAGGCTTTGCCTTGCTGCATTGTTTCGCAGCCTTGGCAATGGCATCCAAGAACCTATCGCAATCGGTACGCTCGACAGCATCGCTAGCGCCATCGTCAGGCTTGTCAGCAGCCTTTTTAAGATCAGTCTTAATCAAACCGATAAGCTTGCCGACCTGTTGCTGGATATACTTTTTATCCCGCGTCTGGCCTTTCATCCGCCCTTGCGTGATAGCCATTTCAGCCTTGCCGGTGGTGGTGGCATCCTTTAAGAACGCTAGACCGGCTTCGCCTGCCATCACTGTTGCGCACACATCGTAGGCCCATTGCCGAGTGGCAACCCAAAGATTGTTCTTTGCGTCATCGCCCGTAGGCTTGGCGAGCATTGTAAAATCCGCGCCGAGTTTAGCGGCAGGTGCAAAGAACAGCGCCGAGGCTTCAGCCCGCGAGGCCTGCGCCGCGATGGAATTTGCGTTTGCCGCTTCAACCGCTGTTGCCGCGTCAATTGCTTTTTTGTTTACTGATAGATCAGCCATTTTGTTTCCCTTTCTAGGAATGTGTTAGTCAGTGACTAACTGTTGACTAGACAAGAACCGCTCTTGTCTATGGCAACCATTATACGGAAAACACCGGCAAACGCAAGCAAATGGCAGCAAATGTTAGCAGTTAGCCGCTTGACTAACCCCCACCTACCCCCATCCCCCCTCTAGCGCGTGTCACGCATATCTACTTATACATACTAATTTGCACAAATATTTTGAGTTTCTACGAAATCGGCTAAACCCCACCCCCACCCTACCGTTATACCCAGTAACCACATTCGGCGCGGGGAGATTGAAATAATTATAATATTCGTCTAAATACCAAGTATGGCATTACAAATAACACCAGAACGGGGTGTGCCAATCCAAGATACGCCCCCACCAAAAGATCTTACCGGCAAAGCCGAGGCTGCTGCCGAGACCGCTAAACATCTACATGCCCACGGGTTAGAGATAGACATAACCGCAGAGGACAGGGATAACGCTTCGGAGATCAGTATGGCATATGCTGCCGATCCTGTGCGTACTTCAAAGAAGGCTACGCTTAAAAATATATCACGCACCCCACCCGCTACCCTCCTACTAACAGATAAGATCCTAAAAGATTTTGGGCATTCTGTTGTAGAGAGCGCTACGCAGGTGAGGCACCTCGTCACAAACAAACTGATTGAGGAGACAGAGAACCCCGACCCACGGGTACGGATACGTGCCTTGGAGTTGTTAGGTAAGATCAGCGATGTGGGGTTGTTTGCAGAGAAGTCCGAAGTTACAATAACGCACCAAACTACAGACGACATCAAAGAGAAACTACGTGGGAAACTGGCTAAACTAATAAACCCAGCCGATTCCGAGGTAGAGGAGGCAGTCGTCGTGGAGGCCCCGGTCATATCGTTGGATGATACACTGGGGCCTTCCGATGCCTAGCCTATCTGTAGCAGAGGTCGCAAAAGATTTAGACTTCTCTCCCGAAGATGTACAGACTATGCTGGACAACCTTGACCAGTTTAGTCCTGAAGAGGTCGCAGAGATTGATAAGATGGTCGATGAGCTGGCGAGCAGGCAGCGTAACGACAATGCCAAAGATGATCTCATAGAGTTTTGTAGGCGGATGCAGCCAGATTATAAGGTTGGCAAGCACCACCGCATCCTCGCAGATATGCTGATGGATATTGAGAAGGGGGATAAGGACCGTATATGCGTCAACATCCCACCCCGACATGGTAAATCGCAGCTTGTGAGTATCTTTTTCCCCGCTTGGTTCTTGGGGCGTAATCCCGGCAAGAAGGTTATGATGGTGTCCCACACTACCGATCTCGCTGTGGACTTTGGACGTAAGGTGAGAAACCTGATATCGGTAGATGACTACAAAGAAATATTTCCACAGGTAACGCTGGCGGTAGACAGTAAGTCTGCGGGGCGGTGGAATACAAACTTTGGAGGCGAATATTATGCGTGTGGTATTGGGTCTGCGCTTGCAGGACGTGGTGCTGATCTTCTGCTTGTTGATGACCCTCATTCTGAGCAGGATGTTATTAACGGAAACTTCTCTGTGTTTGAAAAAGCATACGAGTGGTTCACCTTCGGTGCCCGTACTCGCCTTATGCCGGGCGGTAGGGTTGCCATAATCCAGACTCGTTGGCACATGGACGACCTCACGGGGCGTGTGACGACAGATATGGTTAAGAATCCAGAGTCAGATCAGTACGAAATCGTGGAGTTTCCCGCTATTTTGGACAGCGAGGACTCTGATGGTAAGCCGATACAGAAGCCGCTGTGGCCTGAGTTCTTTGATTTAAGCGCATTGCTACGCACAAAGGCGTCGATGCCTACATTCCAATGGAACTCGCAGTATCAGCAGCAGCCGACAGCCGAAGAAGCGTCGATTGTTAAGCGAGAATGGTGGCAAATATGGGCAAAAGACGACCCACCCCACTGTGATTACCTAATTATGTCGCTCGATGCTGCCGCAGAGAAAAATAATCGCGCCGATTACACCGCGCTGACGACTTGGGGCGTGTTTTTTAACGAAGAAGAGAACGCACACCACATAATCTTGCTAAATAGCATCAAAGAAAGGCTAGAATTTCCAGAATTGAAGGGTCTGGCGCTCGACGAGTACAAAAACTGGGAGCCAGATGCGTTTATTGTGGAGAAAAAGTCTTCTGGCGTAGCTTTGTACCAAGAATTACGCCGTATGGGCCTCCCAGTACAGGAGTATACACCTCATAGGGGTACTGGAGACAAGATGGCTCGCCTTAATAGTGTATCAGACATCATTGCCAGCGGGTTTGTGTGGGCACCCCCCAAGCGTTGGGCCGAGGAGGTCATAGAAGAAGTGGCAGGGTTCCCGTTTATGTCTAACGATGACCTTGTTGACTCTACAGTTATGGCGTTATTGCGGTTTAGGCAGGGTGGGTTCATCAGATTACCCACCGACGAGTGGGATGATGAGCCTACATACCGTAGACCTGTGGAATATTACTAAACGTCTATGTTTATTTTAGTTCCCTGTGGCCTATCAGCAGTAGTCTTTGTTCCAAACCTATCATAAGCTTTGCCTAGATCCAGTCTTTGCTCTCTAAGGGACTCCAAGTGCATATGGTTTGCACGATGCTCTTTGGCTACCCTCTGCTCAGCAAGGTGTGCCTCTATACGCTCACGCGACTGCGTTTGCTGGTGTATGTCTGACTGCACGTTAAACGGGGCTGACCCTATACCTGACACACCGTCACTCATAACCGCCCCTGTTTGGCTAAAATAATAACAACCGTTATACCTATCAAAATAGAAACGATAATTGTAGCGCCACCGTAAACAACAATACGTTCAATCAATTTTGCCTTGCGCTTTCTTTCAGCTTCAAGCTTTGCCTTGCGATCTTTTCTTGCTTGTACCCGTATGGCTTGCAGCTCACCCCATGCGCTAAAACCTCTGGTTGCAATGACGATCTGACGAAGCTCCTCCTCCGCGTCTTTGGCCCTCTGTAAGTTCACAAAAGTCTCCATCGCGTTTTCATCTGTCCCCGAAAACAAACTGTTTTTCTTTTTTTCATGGGCAGCGCGTAGTTCGTCTACCCCATCGAAGAACTCACCGATCTGCTTGGTGACGTTGACGAGTTCTTTGCCCGCTGACACCGCAGATTTCACAGCGGCAAGCGCTGTAAATGGGTCAATCATGTTTTCCTACCCCTACCAACAACAATATACGGTGGACAAAAGTGCTTCCAAGGAACCCTGACCTTGGCTGGATACTGGTGATAGAACTGTGAAACTTCTCTAGGGCACCTGTACTCACAGGTCTGATGCAGCCCTATAGTCGGGCTTTGACTAGCTAATATCGCTGTTAGGGCGCAGATGAACATATCCCATGCCTATCTCCCCCTATTTTTCTGCAAGTTTATCTATTTTGGCCTCTAGCCTTACAAGATGATCGACAACTCTCCCAAGTTCTCCAGAATGATCTTCTCGCTTTACATAGTTTTCCCTTGTCATGTTTAATAATATGTTGAGACGTTTAACCTCAGATGCGATTTGATTGGCCCACCACCCTATGGGTAGTACCACAAAAGTTAGCACGATGTTCCAAATCAACATGTTATCCATGATTCGTTAGTACAGGAATATATTATTTGTTTCAATACGGACGTTAGGGTAAACAATACTGGGGCACCCCTCCCAATGCCCTAGTCGGGGTGTGGCGGCTTCCCCCAAGTTGCCCACCTCGACACTAGACCGCCGGGGATTAAAATGATAAGTTACCCACAAGCAACGCTTATGGAGCGCACATGGCTGTAGAAAAACCCTTAGTTCCTTCTGATTTAGAGATAGAGACAGATCCTACAGAAGAAGAACTTACTATCGAAGTTATAAACCCAGAAGCTGTGTCTATGGAGACCGAGGATGGTGGGGTTATAATTGACTTTGACGGTGGCTTGTCTGAGCAATTGATGGGCCAAAACCATGACTCTAACCTTGCCGAATTTATAGACGAGGCTGATTTAGAGGCTATGGCTTCTGAGTTGGTGTCTGATTTTGAAGCCGACCGCGAGTCTCGTGCCGATTGGGCTAGAGCCTATGTAAAAGGCTTAGACCTACTTGGGATGAAGATTGAGGAACGCCAGCAGCCTTGGGCTGGGGCTTCTGGGGTGTTTCACCCTGTGCTTACTGAAGCTGTTGTACGGTTCCAAGCGCAGGCTATGGGGGAGTTATTTCCCGCATCGGGGCCTGTAAAAAGTAAAATTATGGGCAAACTAACCCCAGAAAAGTTTGACCAAGCAGAACGTGTGCAGAATGAAATGAACTATCTCCTGACTGAGGAGATGACAGAATACCGCGATGAGATGGAGCAAATGTTATTTAAGCTCCCACTCGCTGGATCCGCGTTTAAGAAGGTTTATTACGATCCGCTTATGGATAGGCCTTGTGCGATGTTTGTACCTTCAGAGGACTTTGTAGCTTCCTATGGGGCTACAGATCTTATGACTTGCCCACGGTACACGCATGTTATGAAGAAAACCAAGAACGAGATACTTGAGTTGCAAGTAGCTGGGTTCTATCGGGATATAGATCTGCCCGATGCTGCTCCAGATTTTTCTGACATCCAAGAAAAATACGATGAGCTTGATGGCGAAAGCGCGGTTATGGAGAACGATGACCGCTATACAATTCTTGAAATGCACGTCACAATTAACATGCCCGAAGGGTTTGATGATTCTGATGATATAGCTAGACCTTATGTAATAACTATAGACAAGTCGTCACGCGAGATATTATCTATACGCAAGAATTGGTACGAAGATGACGTTAAAAAGAAAAAGCGCCTACACTTTGTTCACTATCGTTATCTTCCGGGCCTTGGGTTTTATGGAACGGGGCTTATTCATCTTATTGGTGGCCTTGCTAAGTCGGCTACCTCTATCCTTCGCCAGTTGGTTGATGCTGGCACACTGTCGAATTTGCCAGCAGGGCTTAAAGCTCGCGGTATGCGTATTAAGGGGGACGACACTCCTCTTATGCCGGGTGAATTTAGGGATGTGGACGTACCGGGCGGTGCCATCCGTGACTCGATTACGTTTATCCCTTACAAAGAGCCATCAAGC